TATAGTTCTGGAATCAAACAGCCTTTTGAGGGCTGTTTTTTTCATACCAAAAAACAAAGAAAGGCAGGTAACAATTATGAGACAGGCAGTAACAACAGTGCAGTATGTATTTGCAGGAATAGGAGGCTTTATGGGTTGGTTTCTTGGAGGACTGGATGGTTTTCTGTATGCACTCCTTATGTTCGTGGTCATCGATTATGCCACCGGGCTTATGGCAGCATTCGTACAGAAAAAGGTATCCAGCGAGGTTGGTTTTAAAGGCATCTGCAAAAAGGTGGCAATCTTCTGTCTGGTAGGTATCGGCCATGTGCTTGATACGCAGGTCATCCAGAGCGGAAGTGTACTCCGCACCGCAGTCATTTTCTTTTACTTATCCAATGAGGGAATTTCCATTATTGAGAATGTTGCCCTTATCGGACTTCCGGTTCCAAAGAAGCTGAAAGAAGTATTGGAACAGCTGCATGAAGAAGCAGATGAGAAAAAGGAGGATGAATAACATGGCAGTAAAGGTATGTCTGGACGCAGGGCATTACGGTAAATACAACCGCAGCCCTGCGGTTTCGTCTTATTATGAGTCGGACATGACTTGGAAACTCCATAATTATCTTAAGAAGGAGTTGGAGGCATTTGGTATCGGTGTGGTAACCACAAGGACAAATCAGAATACGGACAGAGCATTGTATGAAAGAGGTGCGGCTTCCAAGGGCTGTAACCTCTTTATTTCTGTCCATTCCAATGCTGTAGGCAATGGTGTAAACGAAAATGTGGATTATCCGGTGGCATATGTCCTTTTAAATGGAAGCAGCACGGATATTGGTCTGAAGCTGGCAAAGGTTGTGGAAGCAGTGATGGGGACTGCCCAGAGTGGAAGAACCGCAACACGTCAGGGGACAAACGGAGAATACTATGGTGTGCTTCGTGGTGCGAATGCAGTAGGAACACCGGGTATTATTCTGGAGCATTCATTCCATACAAACACCAGAGCAACAAAATGGCTTTCCAGTGACAGTAATTTGCAGAAACTTGCCAAAGCAGAAGCAGAATGTATTGCTTCCTATTATGGAGTAACGAAAAATGAAGAAACCACATTTACAAAGATTATGGGTAACGCAGTGACAACGGTGGAGCAGATGACAGAGTATATTAAAGCAAAGAATCCTGATGTTGCACAGTCGGTTATTGATATGATTCCGTTTTATCTTTTGGAGGGAAAGGCAGAGGGTGTCCGTGGTGATATTGCCTTTGCACAATCCTGTCTGGAAACAGGTAATTTTGGATTCTCCGGTTCTGCAGTTACGCTCGACCAGAACAATTTCTGTGGCATGGGAGTGACTTCCAGTGGAATGAAAGGAAACTCCTTTGATACACCACAGTTTGGTATCAGGGCACAGGTTCAGCATTTGAAAGCCTATGCTTCCACAGTGGATTTGAAGAATGAATGCGTTGATCCACGATTTAAGTATGTCACAAGAGGCTGTGCGGAATATGTGGAGTGGCTTGGACAGAAAGAAAATCCAGATGGAAGGGGATGGGCAGCAGGAGCCGGATATGGTGCAAAGATTATTACAATCTTAAATGCCATGATTGGAATTAAGAACGAGACAGCAGAAGCGGAAGAAGTCTGGTATCGTGTGCGTAAGACATGGGCGGATGCTGCCACACAGAAGGGTGCATTCCACAGTTTGGAAAATGCCAAGAGGTGTGCAGATGAAAATGAGGGATATTCCGTATTTGATGAATCCGGTAAAGTGATTTATTCCAATGCTACATTCACACCGTATCTTGTGAGAGTATCTATTGAAGATTTGAACATCCGCAAGGGTCCGGGAACAGACTACGATAAAACAGGTAAGTACACCGGAAAAGGAGCTTTCACTATTGTGGAAGAAGCAGAAGGTAAGGGTGCGAGCCTTTGGGGGCTTCTGAAATCTTATCAGAAAAAACGTAATGGATGGATTTCACTGGATTATGCCGAGAGGGTTTAGAAGCAAGCCGGACAGAGACAACAGGTTTCTGTCCGGCTGCTTTTTTCGGCTCCTGACAAGTTTGGACAGAGTGAAAAAAGAGTGGGTGGAAACCGTAGAATTGCTTGACTTTACAGGGGTTTAGAGTGATTTATATACTACCAAAAACGAAAGGAGTACTTATTTATATGGTGATTGCAGGAATGATAAATAGAGTAGCTTTTTACTGCAGAGTCAACCATCGTGACAGAGACTATGAAAAATATCTGGACGATGTAATGAGGCGGTTGGAAGAAGAATATGGAAAACAGAAATGGGATTTGCAGATATTCTTTGAGGAAGCTTCAGGAGCCGACCCGAACAGAAAAGAATTTAATCGTCTGAAAGCGGAAATCGCAGCAAAGAAGATAGATGTGGTGGTTACCATGAGGGCTGCCACGATTGCACGTAACTGGGGACAGTTTATGGAGTTCATGCTGATTTGCAGTAAGAGAAATGTGGAAGTGGTGTGCATTGACAAGGTAGAAGATGCACAGGCCATTTTCCAAAGGATTCAGGAGTTTAAGAAAAGGTTTTTTGAAGGAAGTGATGTAACGTGCGAGTAAAAGTAATTAACAAACGACCAGCTTCGGTCTTACAAAAGAAAAGGGTTTGTGCTTATGCCAGAGTTTCCACAGACAGCAGAAGACAGGAAGACTCTCTTGAAAACCAGATGGAAACCTATGAGAGACTGATTACCGGAAATCCAGAATATGAATTTATCGGAGTATTTGCTGATCAGGGCATATCCGGCTATTGTGAGAACCGCCCACAGTTCCAGAGAATGATGGAGAAGGCAAGGGCAGGAGAGATTGATTTAATTATTACAAAATCCATATCGAGGTTTGCAAGAAATACCGTCACCGTTCTAAAGTTCGCAAGGGAACTGAAGGAACTGGGTGTCGGTATTTTTTTTGAAGAACAGAACATTAACACTCTATCAGGGGACGGTGAGATGATGCTTGCCGTCCTCGCTTCTTTTGCACAGGAAGAAAGCAGAAGCATGAGTGAAAACAATAAATGGTCCATTCGGAAGAAATTTGAGAGAGGGGAAGTGATGATTACCACATCCCGTTTCCTCGGTTATGACAAAAACGAATATGGAGATTTGATTGTGAACCGAAAGGAAGCGGAAATTGTCAGTCTGACTTTTGACCTTTATCTGCTGAATGTCGGCTCGTCAAGGATTGGGGAGTTGCTTGATTACCTAGGTGTGAAAACGGTGACGGGAACAACATGGGAAAGCGGGACCATCAATGGGATGCTTTGTAATGAAAAGTACAAAGGGGATTTTCATCTGCAGAAGTATTACACCCCTGAAAACAAAAGAAACCATACGAGGAAAAACAACGGGGAAGTGCAGAGTTATTACATTTCGGAAAATCACGAACCAATTGTATCGCCGGAGGTATGGGAAAAGGTGCAGGAAGTCAGGGAACAGAGAAAACGTGACAGGAATATCGGACAGGACAGCACAATGAAGTTCCAAAACCGCTATCCCTTAAGCGGAATGCTGATTTGCCCTTACTGCGGAAAAACGCTCCGGCGCAGACAGGTTTACAAGAAGAAAATCCAATGGCTCTGCAGCACCTACATTGAAAAGGGAGTCAAGGCATGTAAAGGGATAAGGATTGATGATGCCGAATTGCAGGGCTTAAACATTGCGGAACAGACAGTGATTGAGGAGGTGGTTAAAAATGGCAAGAAGCATTACTGTTATACCAGCAAAGCAGATTTCGAATGCGGAATCAGGAACAGCACAGTCAGTGCAGAAATTAAAGATGGCAGCGTACTGCCGAGTGTCAACCGACCAAGAAGAACAGTTATTAAGCTATGAGAATCAGGTCAATTATTACACAAATTACATCAGCGAGAATCCACTCTATGAATATGCAGGGACTTATGCGGATGAAGGAATTTCGGGAACCAATACCAAAAAGAGGGATGAATTCAACCGCATGATTGCTGATTGCAGGGCGGGGAAAATAGACATGATTATTACTAAGTCCATTTCCCGATTTGCAAGAAATACGCTAGATTGCTTGAACTATGTGCGAGAGTTGAAAGATTTGGGGATAGGGATTATTTTTGAGAAGGAAAATATCAATACCCTTGATGCAAAGGGAGAAGTGCTGCTTACCATTCTTTCCTCACTGGCACAGGATGAGAGCCGGTCCATTTCAGAGAACTGCACATGGGGAATCCGCAGAAGGTTTGAAACAGGAAAACACAAAATGAGTACAAAGCGTTTTCTTGGCTACGATACGGATGAAACGGGGAAGCTGGTAATCAACAGGACGCAGGAACCGATTGTGGTTCGGCTGTATCAGGAATTCCTGGACGGAAAAACAACCGATTACATCAAGCGGATTTTTGAACGGGAAGGTGTGAAAAACTGGGATGGCGGTACGAAGTGGCAGTCCACAACC